CGGGTTTGCCTCGACCTTGAACCTGCCCCTGCTGATCAGGGAAACTTTCACGCCGGCCTTGTCGAGAGCTGCGCTCATATCCTGGTGGACCGCAAATACACCGATCGAGCCCACCTCGCTCGAAGGGCTGACGATCACCTGGTCCGCAGCTGTCCCGATCCAATAGGCAGCGGAGGCCATCAGATGGTTGACCACGGCCACGATCGGCTTTTGCCCGCGCGCATCGAAGATCTGTTTCGCGAGCTCATCGATGCCGCCCACCTGCCCGCCCGGGCTGTTCACGTCCAGCACGATCGCACTGACATTCGGGTCCCGGACCAGCTCCGAGAACTGCGCGCCGAAACGCTCGGCGCTGGTCGCGCCGGACATATCCGTCATCAGGTTTGCCCTGGGAAAAATTGTTCCAAAGAGAGGCAGCACTGCTACACTTTGCACCTTACGCTCCACCGGCCGGACCGCTCCATGAATGCGGGTCTGCACTTCCTCCGCACTTAACTTCTCACCCGATACATGCCGCACTACGATCTGCTCGATGACCAGCAGCTTGCTGGAAAGGATCGCCCAGGGCGTTTCCATGAAAGCCTGCAAAACAAAGGATTTTTTCAGCGCGCGCTGCTCGTCATACATAAGCGCCGGCTCCAGCCGGGGATCCATCTGCTCATTGATCACGATATCGTGATTTTCCATCTCAAGCTCCTTCTGCCGGCGCAGCAGGCTCAGCGCTGACCGGTTTATTATTGCTGGTCATATAGAACTTTTTGCCTTCTTCGTATCCGTCCCGGTCTTCGATCTCACGCGACTCGTTTGGCTGCAAAGTCCCGGAGCGGATCTGGATCTCGTGCAGCTCCGCACGGCTCTTGGCATTCGTCCGGAGGACGGAGGCGCGGATGAATTTAAAATAACTGGCCTGTTGCTCTGCTTCAGGCAGCCACTGCAGGCGGGCAGCCTGCTCCCATTGCACCAGGTGGGGATCGAGACAGGATTTCAGGTAATCCAAATCCTGCTGTTCGTTGCTCTGATAACTTTGTTTCCCCAGGTTGAGTTTATAGGCCGGGAACTTAAAGAAGTTGGCAATATCCAGATCGGTGGCCTGCACACTTTCCAGGAACTGGGCATCCCGAAATTGCATCGTGATCGGTTCGAACTTGGTCACCTTATTGTCGAAGACGATCAGGTTGCCGGCGCCCTCTGCACCGGTGACGCCATCGCTGTAGGCCTCACGATACTTGTCACGTCCAGCCTTATCCAGCATGGCGTTGACCTGAATATAGGCAGCAGGATTGAGCCCCTGCCCCTGCACGCTGCTTTGTGTCGCAGACATCCCCATTCGCAGTCCAACCGTCGCGCGCGCGTATGCCAACACACCCCTGCCCCAAATACCGTTGGTCGAATTGATCATCATGTGCAGCACTTCGACCGAGGGGATAAAGCGCTTATCCCCATTCGGAAATCGCACCTCGTACCAGAGATTGCCGGCCGGATCCAGTTTGGGCGTTGTGACACTGGCGGGTAGGATGAATAATTCGCGCAATGCCGGTGGAGGCGGAAACCAGATGAGGGCGTTGCCCCAAAAGAGCATCCACATGATGGCCATCTTTTTCAGCACGAAGGGAGACATCCAGCGATTCGATGAGATCTCCAGAAGATAGCTCATGTTGCGGAGGTTCGGGTCAGGTGAGATCTGGCGCGTGACGCTCAAATTATTGGACTTCACGCGCATGAACTGCTGCAGAGGCATGGTGGCAATGTCATCGCTGATCGTATCTGCACAGCGAAAGACTGTTCCGACGCTTTTCGACAGCTCGGGGCTGACTTGCTGCCTTGCCCGGGTCTGAGCCCGTCCCGAATAAATGCTTCCACCCTGATCGGGAACGGCGTCCATTTTCGCAGGCGGTTCAGCCTTGGGGGAAGTCAACGCACCGGAGACGATCATCCCGCACGCTCCTTCCTAAAGCTGTATGTAATGTGCGGGATCATTATTGGTTAGCCTTTGCCTTTCCAATCAGAAAACCAAACAGTAAACAAAAAATGCCGGCAGTAAAAAAAGCGGCTGCAGGGTGAAGCAGCCAGGCGCCAGTCGTGATCAAGGCTGCTCCCAACCAAAAGAAAATATCATCGAGATATTTCCTCATTCCGCGTATGCTCCAAAGAGTTCCACCAGCGGTCCGCTCATGGCCCGGATCCGTTCCGGATGTGGCACGCTGTTTCGGCAGTCCTCCACCCAGGGCCGTGTATAAAAATCGAGCGGCATGTGGAACATGGGATCATCATATGTGGATGGCGGGCAATGCTTTCGTTCGCCCTGATAACAATCCATCCCACATAGAATGACCGGATCACATCCCAGCCACAGCGCAAACCAGGTGGCCGTGTTCGAGCTGAAAAATCCGGTCCAGACAGTAGGCACATCGAAAACGATATCGGTGGTCGGTTCCGGGCTGACGTGCACCGCGCTATGAGTGCGGACCGCTTCCACCTGCAGGGGATTGGTTTCAGGTACGTCGTTGTAGACCATGAAATCCGGCTGGCAATAGTAGAACGCGTGATAGTTGACCGCGATCAATACGGCTTCGATCGGCACGCGCTGTAGGTCTTTCGGCAGACTTGGCCCTCCGCCCAGGACTGCAGCCGGCTGCCCGCTGAAAAGATCGCGCATTTCCGAAAGAGTTTTTTTCATTTGCAGCATTGAAAGCTCCGTAAAACAAGAGCGCCCGATGACTCTAATGAGTCATCGGGCGCATCACTCCGATCGGCCTCCCGGTCTACACCAGGAGTGCAATCAATTATTAGTTTCGCATTATACACCCCGTGCAGGCGGAAAGCGGGCTTGCAGATAAATGACAAACGCCCGGGGCGAGGGGGGCGCCCAGAACGTTTGTCGATGTGATTATAGGTCTTTGAATTGCACTGTCAAGAGACAAGCCGTCTTGTAGCAGGCCTGGTCCGCAGCTTATACAAGACATCTCACCTGCAACCACCGTGATTTGCTAGGCAAATCATGCAGTGCGTCCACACTGTGACAAAACAAAAACCGTGACAGTCCGGACTGTCACGCTCTGAGCTCAGTCACAAAAGCCGTGACCAACCAGGCTATCAAATAGCCTGGTCAGACACACTTCGCCGCCGCTCCATCCTCTTGCGACATGCAGCCAAAGCCATCAAATGCCGACCCTCTATCAATCGCCCACAACCACACAAGCAGAGCCGCGCCGACTGTGACAAAAGTCGATTCCTTACAGCACGTGCAAGCACGCGCGCCATCAATACAGGCACGCCATTCCCCACAGCCTTATACTTTTCGACCACAGACAAGGCCAGATCAAAATCACGCGGCAATCCCTGGAGCTCGCAGAAATCAGGCCAGCCACGGCGCTCTGGCTTGCTCCCTTCGGTCGCAAGTGCAATCCTTTCAGGCTTGCCGACCGGAGCAACGCGGACAGGAGAGATTACAGAACCATCCAGAGAGCCGAATTGAAAATGACGCAAGCGGACTTGTCGCATCCCGCATTCACGCGCATTCAAATCCAAACGCTGGACACCACTATAGCCAGGGATAAGAACGTCAGGCACACGCGGAACATTTTCAAGTAAAAACCATGCAGGACGAGCCGAGCAGACAACGCGCTCGAATTCGTGAAGCATTTCGAGACTATAACCAGTAGGATTACGATTTGCGCCACTGAAATCCTGACAGGGCGAGCCACCTATCACACCATCGAAGCGACCAGCAGGAACATCGAAAGTCCGAATATCTCCACCCCAAAGAATGTCGGGGCCACGCACAACTGAAAAACCTTCGGCTTCAAAGCCGCGCCCCAAAAGATCAATTCCAGGAAAGATTGATAGCACAAGGTCCACGACTCCATACTATCAAAAAAGGTGTGACTTGTCAAATGCCGTGACGCATCGATCAGTCACAAGTGGAGCACCGTCACGGATAAGTGTGACTGAGCTTTGAAACTCTTCGGTCGACGAGTCACACTAAGACGCGTGACCGTTCCTTGTTTGTGACGCATCGATCAGTCACAAGTGCAGCACCGTCACAGAGATCGCTACAATCCAAACTCATCTGAGTTGACATACTCCCGATAACTGGTCATCTCGCGCAACGGCTGAATGCGAAACAAACCATCGATCGACGCAGCCAGCAGGTCCACGCGCTTGGTGTCGCCTGCATTTTTCTTGGAGATCATAATATTCTCCTTCGTGTCGATGATCTCCTGGGCATTGCCCACGCACCAGGTCAGCAGCGGCGATCCATCATGCACAAGCTTTCCAGCGGCGACAGCCTCCCGGAATAGTTTTGTTGGCTCGTTGAGATTCGGCATCGTCTGTCGTACTTCGATGGTGGTGTAGCCCAGCGCGTCCAGCTCGTTTTTCAAGTGGGTTGCATTATACGGATCATAACAAAATTCATGCACCTGCCAGCCATTGAGCGCGGCGTAATGAAACTTCAGCAGCCTGGTCATTGTCCGTTTTTTTTCTTTCTCATCCACGTCGGCGAGCAGCTTCCCGCTAATGGCTTCAATCTGATCGATCAGTGTTTGATAATCGGTCACGTCGCCTTCGGTGATCGTCAGCCAGCCGGCCTTCGCCCAATCCCGGTATGGGATCTTGTCTGTTTTCCGGTGCCGTTCGACCGCACCCTCCGGCATAAATCCATGCGCCGTGATCCCGATGCGATCATTCGGTAAGGCGAAGACATAGGCGAGCGCGGTGAGATCGATCTTCTTGGAAAGGTCGCCGCCCACGATGCACAGGAGTCCACGCGTCATTTCCAGGAACGCTTCGCGCGACACTGCGCATTTGTCCCACTGGCTCTGCTGGCTGCCCTCCCCCACCATGTAATCCCCCATGTAGCTGTGCTCATTGCCGTGCAGCCAGGTATTTAAATTCTTGATTCGGAATGCACGGATCTTCTCCGGCATCCTCGAACCGAACGCCGTGTCATGCTGCTGTTTTAATTTCTCCAGTCCCTTGGGTGTGGAGGCCCGCAGTGGATTGGACTTGATCCAGTTGCGAGGATCGTGCTCATCATCGTGCTCATCCATCTCACGGATCATCACGAAATATCTTTCGTTCTTGGTCGCATCGGCTTTGTCGCTGACAGAGCCCTCCAGGATCAATTTGCAATAATCATATTCTTGATGACAGGGACTCTCGACATCATCGCCGGCAGTGGTGATCGTATAGATCAACGGCTGGGCGCGTTGTCCCTGGG